CCAGAATCATCGGCAACAAAAAGCCTTTTGATCCATCTGAAAAGACCGCTCGTAAGTTGCCTCACTTCTTCCCCCGAATCCATAATACGGACAGTTGGCCCACCTCTTCCCTCAGGAACAAGTGCCAAATGATTGACGCTTTCAATATCATCCATGACAATATTGTACCGTAAGCCTTGCGCCGTCTCGCCATCTTTCCAAGAAAATTTGGCAATATATCCGGGGCTGACTTCACGTATACCGCTATCATACGCTCTAATTACATCTCTGTCTACAAGGTTGACGCTTGAACGGATAATAATTTCATCATTGCAATTCTCAATGACTACACTATCTCCGACCCATCCGCTGATGTATTTTCTGTTGTTTTCAGGGGTAAGCATTTCTGGCGGATGCTTGTTTGTAAGCGGTTGCCTAACAAACTTTTCTGCATTAGCGGCAAGAACTGTGGCTGGCCGATAGACATGAAAAAGGTTGTCTCTTGCATATTTTTCCGGTATCGATGTGATCCCCAATCCAGATAACTCATTGCGAGTATACAGATATACGCCAGAACGGCCAATAGCCACATTTTTTAATAGCCTTTCCGCCGATTCATCCATTACCTGCATCATTCTTGTTCCGTTGGCGTTGGAATTTGTTCTGGCTCACTAGGAGATCCTGCGGTATTGTCATCGACAATCTCAATATCTTCATCCAGAACAATTGTTAAGGTGTTCATGGCAAGATAATCTGAAAGCAAATGATTGCCCTGAAGCTGGCAAGGGTTGGAATGGATGGTGCGATATTCAGACCCATTAAAAAGAACTAAGGGTTCTTCTCCGCAAAAATGACAGGTTCTTTCACTCATACTCCGTCTCCTCCGCCTTTTTTCTTTCTGGCATTTGCTTGCTTGTTGCCAGAGTTGGCATCAGCTTTAGGTTCTTCTTCCGGTATTTCTATTTTTTCAATATCTTGCTGAAGGCCCATAGGAATATCAAGTTCAGGAGCAAACTGCTTTGCAAGCTCAAGGGCGACAGCCGGTTTCATACCCATGTCAAAACCATCTTTAAGCATACCAAAAAACACGGCTCCAGATTTCATCTTTTCGTCATTAGACTGCACAATGGGCTGTTCAAGAACTAGTTTAGGAGTAGAAAGCTTGGCCTCTTTAGAGTCAGGGCCAAAGTAACTAAGAACCATAGATCTTGTAATACTTTTGTATGCAGGAGAGATTCTGTCGCCAATAGTCTTGAATACCTGAGCTTTCTTTACGGTTACTTCTTTGGTGTTATCGCTAAATCCTTTAGATTCAGTGGAGAAAATATCAGATTCAGGAAGGTCTGCCCGTGCGGCTATGTCCTGACGAAGCATCATTACTAAATTGTCAAATCCAGAATACTGCCTATCTAGAAGCTTAATCTCTCCAAAGTTATTGAAGGTTTTAGGATTCATGATCGACCAGTTACGCAAAGAGGTATTGTTCTTCTCTACAAACGCTTCCACATCATCTGGCCCATTCTGCAAGAGCATACCGTCAAGAGGAATATGTGCGTACATAAGACTTGATTGCTGACACATCATGTTAATGGCTTGGATAGCCATGTTGTATGCAAGAGCGGATACAGTATATCCAACCATGTCTGAAGTGTTCCATCCAAGCTGGCGGATTGCCGCCCAATAAGGCAATTGCTGTGTCTTGATGACCGCTGTGCGGCTTGTATGTACACCAAGCCCTGCAATTGGCACATAGAACTTATCTGGAGTTAAGTAATCGCTAACAGATACGTTCCAAGAGGGGACGACAACGCAGTTCCACCTATCCACTGACCAAAAATACTTAAGTGATCCCTTTTTAATCATAGGCTCAAGCATTTGAAATGGAAGTTCATAAGTAAGCACGTTATCAAAATCAAACCGGGGAACTACAACAGACCCACCATAGATCAGAGAATCCTGAAGTCCGATCTTGCTTTGGGTATTGAACCCCATTTCATCAGCATAATACGCAAGATCATCCAAAGCCCTGATGTCCCAGTCTGGAGCAGAAAACTTGCTGGTTGTTGCGTATACCCCATTAACCTTCTTGTCTACGATTACCTTTGGAATACCACCAGAAGAGTAAAGGGCAGTTGAATCCCAAGGGCCAAGCATCATGGGCACATCGGCCCTGTTATAAACAGAAGAGTCTAGGTTTGTACCATTTCCATTGAATAAATTGTAGAAGTCGTCCTTAACTTCTCGGCCCATTTGCTTTCGCACTTCATCAAAGGTTACAATTTGCGAACCGTCTTTGACGTAATTTGTCTTAACCTCGTCATAAAGCTTGCCTTTTATAAAGTCCACTTCTTCTGTGGAATGGCTTATAGCTTTGGGGACGCCGTCTTCTACGCTCTTTAAAGATCTAGGTTGAGCTTTCCCTATTGTCTCAAAAATAGACTTATAATTAGGGTTATCGATTTTTCTAGCGAGAGACTTGTAATCCATTGGTCTATTGTAGAATAATTTATTGTCTTGAGCAAGGGTCAATCAATCTTCGCTTGCCGTGAAGATTTCTGACTCATCTCGTATACGAAGTGATGCTTCTCCAGTTTTATTTCCCCTAAGCGGCTGGGCAATGTCCCATATATCTTTGAAATCAGCGTCAAATCCAACAAGTCTATAAAATGCTCCATCTCCAGCATCACACACGTGATCAGGAGCTTTTGGGCCCCTTCCCTTGCTTGGTCTGCCAGCCTCGTCAAACTGTCTGACCTTTAGGGCAAGGCTATAGTCCTTGGCGTCTCGTTTGAATAAGAACGCTCGTCCATTTCTGAATAGTTTGTTTACAATAAAAATACGCTCAGTAATAGATGGATTAACATATGCCATCTTCAATTGTATGTTGTGTAGGCGTATCTCTCTTGCATATCCAGCCATTATCTCTTTGCCGCTTGCATCTGGAATAAGAATGATCTGCATCGGCTTAGGAAAATGCTGTCTCAATATTCTAGGAATGTCACCAATTGATTTGAAAGAGAAATCTTTGACAACATATAGTTTTTTTTGTCTCTTAACCAAGGCCACAGCTTTACTATAGCCAGAGTTGAAGTCTACTCCCACATAAACAGTCTCGTCTTCTTTCAATGCAAATGGATCAACATCGTGCTTCACATCGTCGTATTCGCCGTACACACGACCTTCATTAAGGTTCCTGAATTCTCCTTCAAGAAACGCTTCCTGCTCAACCTTGGTATACTGTCGGTATAAATTCTCAATGTAAGAAGGTGAGTTGGCAAGATTGTCTTTTGTTCTCCCCTTAATAAGGATGTAAGGAATATTGGCGTCCTTAAACCCTTCAACAACAGCAAATATGCCCTTTAGCCCCTGAGCAGTAGTCGGCATACACACAAATGGCTTCTGACCTCTAGGAAACGTAACACGTACACGTTCAGTAATGGCTCTTACAAACTCTTGGCATTTATCAATCGGCAACTCATCAAGCTCATCTGCAATGGCAAAGGAAACAGAGTAACCGTAAACTCTGCCGGGGTCGTCGGTGCCAATCATGTAGAACTTTACAGCACCAAGCTGAAGAATATTGTCAGACTGGTTATACTTGTAAGGTATCTTGGATGACTCAAGTACTTTGAGCAGATCCTGCATGACAGTTTTCTTCAATAACGATATTGTAGAAGACGCAAGTATTCCGCTACACGGTTGTGCCCAATAAGTTTTTGCTATTTTTAGGATAAGCATTACAATTGAGAACGATTTTCCGCAACCGTAGCCGCCAATCAAGAAATGATAGAACGCTTCTGGAAATCTCCAAGGAGATTCAACGAATTGAGCCTGATGTTTCCACAAACGTAGATCAGTGTCGGACATTAGAGTTCGTCTGGCTTCTTTGGTAGCTGTATTTCGGCATTTTCCCAATTATCGATGGGAGTAAACGTGATATTCAGTGTTGGTGCCCTGTCTGTGCCGGTTTCATTGGCAAGTTCATTAGCAAGCGAAATCAAAGTGGTCGTCGCCTTAAGCTGAACTGGGCCATCGGCATAAAAAACGGCTTCTTGTTCGCCCGTTTCTGTCTTACGCATCATTGGACGCTGTACTTCCATGAGTTCTTTCAGCTTTCCAAGCAATGCCCAGTTGTCTAAGCCCATCTCATGGGCCAGTTTCTGGAATCCCATCTTCTTTTCAATGCTTCGCCACACATCAACGGCGGTAACTCTCGCACCGTGATAGCGTTCAGGAGACGATTCGGGCGTATCACCGTCATAAAATGCCCACATATAGGCACGAACTTTGCTACCTTTGACGTTTGAAGCGAGATTTTCGATGTATTTGTTAAGAAAAAGACGTTCCCTGACGTTCAGAGGATCTTTATCTTCGTTTTCCTTGTCAGCTTCCTTTACGTCAAACAATGTGTCGCTCATTTTAAGTCCTTTTTATGCGTCAACCCTGACTTTGCCAGAATCTTGACCAGCATTCCATACATAAACATCGCTGGATGCGGAAAAGCTTAGTGGCAAAAGGCTTGCAGGTGCATGAAGATCAATTGCTTCAGTAATCAGAGTAGGAGCGGCAACCCCTGTCAATCGGTAAGTCCAGAAATAATTACCGCCATCTACGGGAGTAACTCTGACAGATGTTACTGCCGTGGCTACCTTTGTGTAAGCTCCTACAGCACAGGTCACTAGTACGGGTGCGGCCATTTAGATCTCCTTTTATTCTATCAATCAATTGTTAAAGTTCACTACGGAAAGTAAATATGCCACATATACTGATGGCAATGAATTTACTGACACAATCAAAGTTATAGTTGTTTTGCTTACCGTGCAAGTCGTCATGGTATCTCGTTCCCATTCTGAGCAACGGTAAAAGGGCCAGCCATAAATGTCTTTGTGTTTGTACCACCCTGAACATACCAAAGTCTATAGGTAGATCCAGAAGTAACTGATAGGTTTTGTGCAGAAGTTATTAAGTAGGTAACAATGTAGGTAGCCGACACTGTCCCGGTGACGGTAAACAAAACAGCATTTCTTGCGTCAATAATCGACCCAGAGAACACGTAGCCGGATGCAACGCTGAATGGAAAAGTTATTTGTATGGAATCGTTATTGCCAGCGAAAGTGCGTATCTCCATGTATGCTGGTGATGCGTCATATGTTTCAATTGCCATGAAGCGCATAATAAATCTTTTTATAACTGATTACAAGTGGCGGTTTTTAAATGACAGGTTTTTATAACTGATTACAAGTGGTTGTAATAAAGTGTGTATTTCAAATGACAAGTTTTTATTGCATATTACAAGTGGCAGGTTGTAAGTCTGTATTGCAGGAGGTGGAGTCGAACCACCCAAACCACAGCTTA